AAACTGGACAGCAAACAATCCATTGCTTTTAAATGGTGAAATTGGAATTGAAACCGATACATTAAAATTTAAAGTTGGTAATGGAAGCCAAAGATGGAACGCTATTGAATTTTATGCATTAAAGCCAGGAAGCCCAAATGGAGTAGCCACTCTAGATTCTTCTGGTAAAGTTCCGTTGTCACAAATTCCAGCCTTTAATTCAATTCAAGACTTAGAGTCAGCAATAACATCTGCCTTTAACTCAAAGACAACAACAAATATTGCAGAAGGTACAAATTTGTACTTTACCCCAGCCAGAGCAATTGCAGCAGGACAAACAGCATTTGATCCAATTGGTTCTGCCAATCAGGCAGTAGTAACTGCAGCAACTAATACTGCTACTAAAATAAATGATCTTATTAATTCTGCGCCAGGAACCCTTAACACTTTAAGCGAACTTGCAGCAGCCCTTGGTAACTCACCAGATACAATTACAAATCTTACAGCCTCAGTTGGTTTAAAGGCACCACTTGCATCCCCAGCATTAACTGGTGTACCTACAGCACCAACTGCAGCTATTAACACAAATACAACGCAAATTGCTACAACCGCTTATGCAAAAGCAGCAGCAGATGCTGCACAAACTGCAGCAGCAACAGATGCCACAACTAAAGCTAATTCAGCAATAACCACTGCAGCAACAGATGCCACTACTAAGGCAAATGCAGCTCAGGCTGCAGCAATAGCCGCAGCAGCAGCAGACGCTACCACAAAGGCTAACTCAGCACAAGCAACAGCAATTACCGCAGCATTAGCAGATGCAAACGCTAAGGCAGATGCAGCTAAATTGGCAGCAATAGCTGCAGCAGCAGCAGATGCAACCAATAGAGTTTTTACAGCTCAAATGGCGGCACAAGATTATGCAGACAACGGAGATATTGAAACAGATAGCATCCTACGTGCTCACATGAATAATACAATATCTACTTCTATAAATGCATTAACAACATCTGATATAGAAGAAGGATCAAATAAATATTTTACAGACCAAAGAGCCAAAGCTGCAGTTGCACTAGATATAGCAAATGCAATCGCCGCAATCCCAGGAGGCGGATCCTCATTAGCTTCAACTACAGATCTTGCAGAAGGCACTAATTTATATTTTACAAACGCCAGAGCAGTAACTGCTACAAATGCAGCAAGAACAAATGTATTGTTATCAGCACTATCTGCTGTAGATGATTTAAGAACAGAATTACACGCAGATTTATTAAACTATATACCAGTGTCTGAAATAAACGCATTAAGTGGAATTGCAGGATTAGATGCAAGCGGAAAAGTATCAGAAACAACGATACCATCAACAATTGCAAGAACATCAGATATTACTTCTGCAATAGCAGGAATTGTAAATACAGCACCAGCCTCATTTGATACACTTAAAGAGATTGCAGATTATATTGCATCAGATCAAACTGGAGCATCAACTTTAACAACTTTGGTTGGCACTAAATTATCTTCAACAACAGCAGCTACAACTTATGCTCCAATTG